GTGGAGAACCTGTCTGATAGTATTCAATCGACAGATCCTCCATCACATCGAAATATTCCTCTTGAGTGAGTGAGGAATAAATCTTTCTTCCCTTGCAGATGATGTTATACGTTTCCTCTGCCATTTTCTCAGATGATTCTTGTTTTTTCATGCCCCACACGAATGCGTGGATCGCACCAGATTTCAAATCCTGCCTCCTTTGCATCCAGACAGAAAGATACGTCCTCACCGCACATATCCTGCACTTCTCCTGATTCGAAAACCTGCATCTTTGGTGCAAACCAAGGATACTTCATTTCAGAGTGCTCAAAGACACCGTGCTTAATCAGCAACCAACCGAATCCTGCATAATCCACAGTGAATGGTTTACGACGCTTTGAGATGCTCTCAACGGTTTCGTGATTCATCACACCACCATTGTTTCTAAAGTCATCTTCTTCCATCCAATGAGCAACTGAGGTGGTGTGACCATCTTCTGTTGCATACCAACCAGAAGCAATGTCTTTGTCCATCAGAACCAATTGCCAAAACTTTTCAGTGTTGAATACAATGTCAGAATCGATCCACAACTGCCAATCATAATTCAGTTTACCATCCCATGGCACCTGATCTGGTCCACGTAATACGTTTGCACCTAAACACTTGCAACGGGCAAAGTTGACCATTGAAGAGTAGTCCTGTGAGATTTGAATGCTTGCCCCGCTCTGCACCAAATCAAAACAGAGTTGCACAAAGTTTTTCAGATAGGTATATGAAACACCCCGCCCAGGAAGACAAAAGACAATGGATTTCCCTCTTACCATTTCTCTTGCGAGATTATAATCCCATTCCTCTGTTGCTGTTTGAGTGACGGGCGATTTTGCTTTTACCGTAAATCCTTTAGCCATAATAGAAAGTAGTTACTTCAGTATCATACAACATTATGTATTCAATGTCAATCTTCCTTTCTTTCAGATAGAATAATGTCATTACCATCTAAAGTGAAAGAAATCTCAGTATCTTCATACCAAGAAAGTTCATTCATAATCTCACCTGGAATTTTGATGTAATAATCGCCACTAACTGGATCGACTTCTATGGGCTCAAAAATGTCCCCGGAATTTTTTTTCATCTGAGTAAAACAAACAACCTTTTTCGTTTTTATATATGGCGAAAAAATTTTTAATCTTCAATGTAATAATTAGCTTGCTTTCGTAACACTTTATAGATTAGGGGGACCCATCGATTTTATATACGGGGGTTATCCTTTATATCATATATCGCGCCGCCCGGCGGGGCGGGCATAAATCCCGGACCCCTGCCAAACACGCACGAATGACTGCCCACGCACGAATGGGGGGGTGACCCCTCACCCGAAGGCAGGGGTCACACTGTCGGCATGGGTCTCAGCATACTGCGCAGCGATTGCCCAGGCGGGGGTGCCCCAGTGCTGGTAACCAGTGGGGCGGTAAGCGTTGCGCTCCTGGTCAGCACGGGAGATCCATTTGATCTGACGGGTCTGGAGGTCAGAGCACATGGAAAGGGGGAAGATGGACATCGTAGGGGGGTGTCGGTTGCTTTGGAATTCTACAGGGTCACGGTGCGGGGGGTCAATACCCCAACCACACCAGAAACTCACCGCAGTCGATCCGCTCCCCTTCCATGTGCCCATAGTCTGCCAGGAATTCGGGGATGAGGGAGTGGACCTCTGCTGCCTCGGTGGCAATGTGCCAGGCGATGGTGTCGTTGGCAGGATGGGAGCAATCCCAAAGGATGTCAGCAAAGGTGGTGCCGGGGGCGTAGAAGGAGAGCAGTTCGGAAGCAGTCATGAGTCGGTGTCGGTTGCTTTGGTATTGTAGCAGGTCAGGCGTCCCGCGCTGCCAGGAGCAGGGCATGGAATTTATGAAACTCATGGGTCATGCCGGGGGAGAGTGTCGGGCGTCCCTTGCTTCCATGAGTCGGCAGGTGGAAGGTCTGGGGGACTGCCGGATGGGTCACCTTGTCATGACTGCCACCCGGTTTGATCGTGGCACCTGCTTTGAGCAGTGAGCGGCGGGCGTCACGAACCTTGACTGGTGATGCCATCGGTGGGTTGCGGTTGAGAATATTGTAGCAGATCGGGGGGGTCACTGCCCGTTGGTGTACTCCCCGATGATGATGCCCGTCTCATTGTGGCGGACCTGGGCGTAACCGTACTCCTCACTCAGGGAGTAGCAGAGGTCCCATGCACGGTCCTCATCGGTCGTGTGATTCTCCCAAGGGGCGGAGGGGCAGATCACATCGTAGCGGGTCATGGGTCGTTTGCTTTGGTATGCCTTAGTGTAAACCCCCCACCGGCGTCAGCAGGCAGGGGGTGTGCGATTTCAGAACTGGATTTCCTGCAGCGTGGCAGCGTGATTCAGGAAGTCTGCAATGTTCTCCTGTTCGACCTCAGCAGTCAGGGTCTCCAGAATCTCCAGGATCTGATTCCCATTGCGCCCACGGCGGAGCAGGGAGATGGCAAGGTTGCTGGTCATGATGTCAAGGGGTGTGGGGTGAGAGTATTGTAGCAGGTCAGCGGGCAAACTGTGCCAGACTGCTGGGGGCAACGTGAGCAGGCGATCCGCAGGACCGGTAGAAGTCTACCATACGCTCCGCTTCGGTCAGGGTCTTAAACCACTGCGAGCGCCACTCGGTGTGGTTGTAGGGGGTCTGGTAACGGACTTCGATTCTCATGGGTCGGGTGTCGGTTGCTTTGGTATTGTAGCAGGTCAGGCAGCAATCAGCAGGTCATTCTCCCAACGGGCAGCGGACAGCACCTCATCATAGAGGCGGTCGGCAACCTGCTCAACGTACTGGCGCTCTGCCTTCAGGATGGCAGCGCGGCACTGGGCAGCAATCTCATCGATGGTGTAGAGAGCGCGGTCGGTGGCGGGGTTGTAACGCATGGGTCGTTTGCGGTTGACTTGTTAAGTGTAAGGGGTCGGGTGGGGTCTCAGGTGGCAGGGTGTGCCACCTGGTGGATTGTCACCCCAGCAGGATGGCAGTGGGCAGGGGCAGGAACTGCAACCACTTTTGAGCAGGTTTCACAATGCCCATCTGCGACAGAATGCAGTTATCTTCACCGATAGAAAGTTGCAACTGAGAGAACGAATCTTTGCGACCAGAGGAAGACTTCCAAACGTTGGACTTGGTGAGATTGGTATCAATCAAAACCATGCCAAAGTTGTCGATTTGATTATCACTGAAGGTGTACTTAATCGACCACACAAGGTTAGTCTTTTTGCCACCAAAGTGAGAGGTTTTGTTACCAGTGGCAAAGGACGATTTAGATTCGCCGCCCATCAATTTGAACTCAACAGGTTGACCTTCGATGATGTAATCATACCCGGCAACTTCCTCACGGCGACCATCAATCCCAAGGCGACGGATTCCTTCCTCAATCACCTCATTCACAATGTACTGAAAGACCTTTGTAAAGTCTGCAGTTTCCATGCCGCTATCTTTAATCTGTTGCAGAGTCTTACCATACAGGCGGAACTCTTCACGAACGTAGCGGTTGGTTTCGGTCACCACAAAAGCAGTGAGTTTCTCAAGAGTAGAAGTAATAGTCATAATTTAAAGGGGGGGTTGGGTTTCTGTGTCAGTCGGGGCGTTTCCCTCCCTGACCCCTTAATTATACATCAGGATGACGGTGCCCGCAACCCCTTGTGCCAGTTCCTCAACTGGCACACTGAAAGCGTCCGCTGTTGAAGTTAGCGTTACTGAAGACCTCACGATTCACCAGTTTGAACATACCAAACTCATTGGTCATCACATAACCTTCGGAATCAATTCGATTGCCGTAGAGGTAAGCGGCAGGACCATCATTGCGGCAGATGTGCAGACAATCATCTTTGATCGACTTCACCAATGCCCACAGACGCAGCAGGTTAGCATCACAATCAAAGTCTTCGGGGTTGACTTCTTCACCAGCACGAATGCAGGCATTGATTTGCTGTTTGATCTTTGCTGCTTCCTTATCAGAAACGAACTCACAGGCAGTAGACATTTGACGGGCAAAGTTGCAGACTTCCTCTACATCAGCAAACGATTCTTGACCGTGCTGAATGTATGCTTGAGGTTTCACAAATTTGCAGTAGTGAGTATCAGTGATGATGTATTGCATCGGATACGCAACAGCATCCCGCAGGTCATTCTCTGCCACGTAGACAGTATGAGGTGCGACAATGATCTCCTGATAGACTACCTCAGGAAACTTGTAAGTGATCGTGTTGGGAGTATACTCATCACTACCACCAAACCCAATAAAATCACCTTGAATGATAGCATCTGTGCGAGGCAGATAATCAAAGCAAGCGTGAAGAATACGCGCAACTTCACCCTGATAGAACGTATCAATTTCTTCATGATTGTGGGCAATACGAATCTTTTTCTTGTTAAATGCCGCCTTTGTAGCAACAAAAAACTTACCAGTTGCAGGGTTTTTGCCCCACACTACAGCGGGACTTCCATCAATCTTGACGCTCAGATTGCCAGGATTCACGAACCAATCCAGGACAGAAAGATCTCCCGTAAGGATAGAATCTTCGGGGTGCTCAAGGTGGGTGTTTTTCATACTGTTAGTATTGCAGGGATTGGTGCCGATTGCAAGGGGGTGTGTGCCACCTTCTCAACTGGCACACGGGCAGCCGACTTGGGTATAAAGAAAGGGGAGCATATGCTCCCCGATTCTTTATGCAAACATGAAACCATTGGTGAAATCGTACTCATTGTATACAGGAGAAGTTCCTGCCTGCCCGATGAACTTGTGGACGAACCAATTGAAGTTGCGTTGAAACACACATTCACCCGCGATTCCGTGCTCTTTGAGAATCGCATTCAGACGCGATTTGGTGGTAGCAGACTGATAACCACCATCAAAGATTTGCACGAAGTTGTCACCAATGGTAGCAATGTGATTGCCGTGCAGATACACTTTAGACTCGTTAGTTTCGGAGTCAAAGGTAACCTCAGTGTTGCCAGACTTCCAATTGATGGAGTCACGAATGGCAGCATTCATCTGGGTTTCGATCTTACGCATTTGGGGGGTTTCCCTCTCAACAAAGGTAGTATGAACCAGATCGGGGAGCATTGCAACCCCCCTTGTGCCAGTTGCTCAACTGTCACATTCAGAGTTATACATCACATCATCTTCCATTTGCGAAAGAGTTTTTTCATTCCATTCTGCTTCCACAAAGTTACCATCAACAGTGTAAAGACGATTCACATAGTAATCATAGAGATCCTCATTGAGAGTAGAAAGATTCAGAAACGCTTGAGAGATTGCGTTGTTGATGTCGGTTTGTGTCATCAATCGTCTCCGAAGTTGTTAACCATAAAGTCCTCAAGTTCAGTCAGGTCAGCATCATCCAAACGAATGATGTATTCTGTGATGATGGTAGAAAGCAGGTCAGGATCTTGCCTGCATTTCTCATACAAAAGCTCAAACAATTCGGTTCGGTCAGTCATACTAATACGTGACGATAATCAATGGATTTGATGCACCAACCTGTTGCACAGGTGATCTCTTCTACGAGGTCATCTTCATCATCTGCCTCCCAGATTTGACCGACAGTTTCTGCAACAATCTCATTGTATTCTTCGAGTGTGACCTCATCATCAGGATCATCAAAATCGAAGAAGATTTCGGTGACTTGAAACTGCATCAGACTTCATCCCTCATTTCAGTGAGTTTGTCATAGAGTGCAGAAACATCTACATCCAGTTTCTCACTCACTTCATCCCAATCATCGTGAAACTCAATCAGTGCCAGAATGGCATCGAGTTCCTCAAAAGTCAACGAAGTCAGAGTCATTTCAGTAATCGTAATCAGCGGCAAGATACTCATTCACATCGAACTTCTCATCACGAAGTTCGGGAATGTCGAGGTCAAAGATTTCACCAGGAGCATCTTGAATCTCACTCCAGAGTTCGTCAAACATGGTTTGTCTCTCAGGGACGAATGTAATGTATCAGGGATCCTGGCGCACCACAACCCCCTATGTGCCACCTTCTCAACTGGCACAAGGTTTCTTATATAAACTCCGCGAGATAGTAATCCAAAGGCAGCTCAAGTTCTGCCGCTTTAGATTCCCATTCATCCCATTCTTCCTGAGAAGCATCATTCAGGAAATCTTGGAAAGTATAATCAAACTGGGGACCACACATTCGAATCAATTGCGTCAACGAAGGTAATGTAAACTATCACGTGGCAGATATCAACCCCTACTGTGCCAGATTCTCAATTGTCTTTATTCTCAATAAGGTCCTCGTTATTGAGAATAGGTCCAATCTTTAAACTGGCACATCATTCGAATTCATCTAGATGTGTGATGCTATGATGCACATTCTCATCACCTTCGAGCTGCAATATTTCTGCCCATTCATATGCATCTAGGTCTAGATCATCATAACACTCTACATCTAGAATGATACGAACTCGTTGCTTGTGTGCTAACATCATAATTATGCATAATGACGATATGCTAGATCTTGATAATCATGCGAATCTCGTGCATAATCATCGTCTAGATCTAGTGTATAGTTCTCGTCTAGATCTGCATAATCATTGGTGTATGTATAGTCGAAATCGTAATCGTCGTACATGAGCTCATCGAGATTGTGTGATGTGACTTGTGTATTATAGCACAAAGCTCGACGAGATTGCAAACGTGGCGCAAGTTCTAGTCGAGATTCATATGATAGTATATATGATTCTCGAATGTTCTAGACGAGTTATGATGTGGATCTCGTAACATATAGGTCTCGTCGAGATTGGTCTCGTCGAGATTCTATCATGCTTCTAGAAGAATGTCAAGTCTCGTCTAGATTTTATGTGAGGGTCTGGGGATTTTTATGGGCGTGGGGGTTGACAAACTGCTCTTCTTATGATACGCTCGCTAAGGTCACAAGTCTTGGAGGCATTTATAAGCATTTAAGACATAAAGTCTCAGAGGCATTTATAAGCATTTATAAGCAGTTGATTCTCATTATCAAAACACTATTGATTCTCAATAATATTCATCTTATTGAGAATGTTACAACAAACACATTTATATTTTTTAATACCTTTTTTTAATTAACTTTTAATT